TTATGGAAAAGTTAATACGTTGGGAACTTATACAGGCAGGTGTTCGCACAATTCGCCAAACCTTGCACAATGTGTATCAAGCGATAGTCCATATGGTTCAGAATTTCGTTCCTTATTTATTGCTCCTGCCGATATGGATTTTATCGGTCTCGACTTTAGTGGTTTGGAGCTTAGGGTGCTTTCTAGCTACATGGCTTCATACGATAATGGTGACTTTAGCAAAAGATTATTGGAGAATGATATTCATACCGAGAATAAAAAAGCTGTCGGACTATCCACACGTGCTGAAGCTAAAAGGTTTATATATGCTTACATATACGGTTGCGGAAATGCGAAACTCGGTGAAATACTTGGTATCTCTGTTGAAGAAGCCAAGCGAGTAAGAAGTAAATTTGAGAAAGCCTTACCTGCATTAAAAACTTTAACTGATGCAGTCAAACATAAGTACAGAAGGTTTGGTTACATTAATGGTATTGATGGTAGACGACTTATACCTAAAGCAGAATATAGTTCACTTAATACACTTATTCAAAGTTGTGGCAGTATACTTGTAAAAGCAGGAACAATATTTCTTAATCAAGAATTACACAAAGCAGGATTTAAGTGGGGTGAAGATTATGCAATGGTACTACACGTCCATGATGAAATGCAGTTTTATGTTAAGAAAAATAAGACTGAACAATTTAAAACAATAGCCAAAACAATATTCAAACAAACCCAAAACTATTTTAATTTTAAGACACCTTTAGATGGTGAGATTAAAGTAGGTCGTACATGGAGTGATACACACTAAAGCAAGACCTCATTTTGATTTGGATTTAAAATTCGGACAAGAAAAAGAAAACGAATTACAGTTAGCATTAGAAGGTAAAGTTGAAGTTAAGACAGATAGATTATGTCAGAAGACAGGTAATGTATTTGTTGAGATAGAAGACAGAGGTAAACCTTCAGGAATTAATAATACTAAATCACCTTACTACGCTTTCTGTTTATATAAAGCTGAACGTAAAAAACAAACCTTCGTTCTTATAGCAACTAAAGTTTTAAAAAAATTAATGAAGAAGTACCCAATAAAAAAGGGTGGCGATAACTGGGAAGCTAGAGGACACATCATACCAGTAGGAGATTTATTAAGTTATGAAGTCTAAATTAAAAAGTAAATTAGATTTGCCTGACATAGACACAGACATTTTTCCATATAAATTTTATAAGTGTTGGTGGTCAGACATAATCTCATCAGAAAATTGGGAAGATATAAGTATAATTAAAAAATCTAAACCTGCCATTTGTATCACAATGGGTTGGTTAATTTCTTCCAAACAAAACTATGTATTCGTTGGTGACATTAGTTTCAATGATGATGGTTCTATTACACAAGGCGGTAATTCAACCACAATTCCAAAATCAAACGTCTTAAAACTAAAGGAGATAAAAACATGAAGAACATAACAGAGTTCTATGCAAATAAGAACAAAGTGATGATAGTAGATGGTGACCTCATAATTTATAAGATTGCTTCTATGTTAGAAGAACCTATTGACTGGGGTGATGATGTATGGACGCTACATTCAGACTTAGGTAAAGGTAAAACTTTACTACAACAAAATATTAATTTTTATAAAGACTATACTAAGTCTAAAGAAATTATATTTGCCTTTTCTGATAAAAAGAATTTTAGAAAAGAATTAGATGGTACATATAAATCTTATCGTAAGAAAATAAGAAAACCTATAACATACGCACCGTTAAGAAAATGGGTACAAGATAATTATAATTTTTATACTTTACCTAATTTAGAAGGTGATGATGTTATTGGTCTATTAGCTACACAACATTATAAAACTAATAATGTAGTTATATCAGGTGACAAGGATATGAGAACAATACCTACATGGCATTGTTTTATTGGTGATGACCAACTTGAATATGTTGATTTAACAAAAGCTGATTACAACTTCTGTACACAAGTATTAACTGGTGACCAAGCTGATGGTTACAAAGGTTGTGTTGGTGTGGGTGCTGTAAAAGCATCTAGAGTTCTTAATGGTAAAAAGAATATAGACGATATGTGGGAAGCAGTAATTGAAGAATACATACGTAATAAACTTAAACCTGAAGACGCATACCATCAAGCTAAGTTAGCAAGAATACTGCGTAAAGATGAGTATGATTTTAAAACAAGTAAACCAAACTTATGGAACTATAAATATGAAAAGTATACAGATTTTAGACAAAACAAAAGAACTGCTTAGTGGTGACCGTCAGGTTAAACATGGAGATAAGATAATCAACCATGAGAATATAGCTAGACTATGGACTAGCTACGTTCAAAACAAAACTAAGCTAAATATTACAATCTTACCTGAAGATGTAGCGTACATGATGGCATTATTAAAGATAGCTAGAACACAAGAAGGTGAAGCTAATGAAGATGATGATGTTGATGGTTGTGGTTACATTGCTATTGGTGGTGAGATTAAAGACAAGAGAAAAGAATTAAGTTCCACTTTAGGAGTAAATAATGCCAAAACAGATAAAAATACCGATAATAACTAAAGAAATTATTGATTATCTTGACAGTTTATTCCCTGACAAATGTGCTGAATTAGACCAAACCGAAAAAGAGGTTATGTATAAATCAGGCCAAAGGTCAGTCGTAAATCATTTAATAGAAAAATATAAAATTCAAGAGGAATAATAATATGTGTGTAAGTATAAAAGCCCCTACACCCCCTAGCGCCCCTGAGCCAATTCCTGAAACTCCACCTGTTGTAAGTAACGCAACTACAACACAAGATGCGCCAACTGTAGCTAAGAAAAGAGATGCTACTGGTGCTGACGTATCAGGTAGAGATACAGATATGGCTTCGTCAGCTAACAGGAAAAGATTAGGCAGAGGAAGCCTAAGAATACCTTTAGCTTCATCAGGTCTATCTAGTAGTGGTCTTAATTTTCCAAGTAGTTAATAATGGCAGAATATAAGTTGAATACAGCAAACGTCACAGAAGATAAATCTTCAGTTGAGAGTATGTATTCAAAACTTGAACTTGAAAGAGAAATTTATTTAGAAAGAGCAAGACGTGGTGCTGAATTAACTATACCACATTTATATCCACAAAAAGGTAGTAATGAAGCTACAGAATATCCTACACCGTATCAATCTGTAGGAAGTAGAGGTGTAACAAACTTAGCGTCTAAACTAATGTTAGCTTTGTTTCCACCACAATCACCATTCTTTAGATTAGATGTTGATGAATTAATTTATAAAAAAGTAGAAGGCGACCCACAGCAAAAAGCTACAATAGATGAAGGATTAGCTAAAGTAGAAAAAGCTGTAATGGATAGTATAGAAGCAAACAACGATAGAGTAGCAGTATACGAAGCATTAAAACAACTTATTGTATCAGGTAATACATTATTAAAATTAGGTGAAGAAGGATTAAGAGTTTACAGATTAGACAATTACGTAATTAAAAGAGACCCACAAGGTAAAGTATTAACAATAATTATTAAAGAAGGTGTATCACCTACTACTTTACCGCCTAAATTACAGAAAAAAATTATAACAGATAAAGTACAAGAAGAAAAGAAAACTTTAAATTTATATACTTGTGTAACTAGAACTAAAAAGAATTTTCATGTTCACCAAGAAATAAATAAAATTAAAGTTTTTGAAACAACATACGAGTTTGATAAATTACCGTACATTGCACTTCGCTTCAATCGTATTGATGGAATGAACTACGGTAGAGGTTGGGTTGAGGCTTACGAGGGAGACTTACGAAGTCTTGAAGGCCTAACTAGAGCAATCTTAGAGGGCAGTAGTGCGTCTTCTAAAATGCTCTTTATGATTGCGCCTAATGGCACAACAAGAGCTAGTAGTATAGCTAAAGCACCTAACGGAGCAATCATTGAAGGAGACAGTAAAGATGTTTCTGTTTTACAAGCTAATAAGTTTGCAGACTTTAGAGTAGCTTTTGAAACAATGGGAAGAATAGAACAAAGATTACAGTTTGCATTTCTTCTTAATGCTTCTGTACAAAGACAAGCTGAAAGAGTTACAGCTACAGAAGTACAATTAATAGCAAATGAATTACAAGATGCACTAGGTGGTGTATACGGAATATTAACTACAGAATTTCAGTTACCTTATATCAATGCGAAGATGGCAATGTTAAGGGAACAGAAACTACTGCCTGAACTTCCAAAAGACATAGTAAAAACAAAAATTATTGTCGGCATGGAAGCACTTGGCAGAGCTAGTGACAGGCTAAAACTTTTACAGTTTATGTCTGATTTAGCAGGAACTCTTGGTGCTGAAACACTAGCAAAATACATAAATCTTGATAATGCAATTAAGAAATTTGCAGTAGCAAATGGAATTGACACAGCAGGATTAATTAAATCACAAGAGACAATTCAACAAGAAACACAACAAGCACAACAACAGCAGTTTGCACAACAAGCGTTAGCAGACCCTAGAGTTGCTATTGAAGCAGGTAGACACATTACTGAAAACAATAAGGAACTTGGCCTTGATGAAGAAGGCGGTGTTTCAATACAAAATAAGGAATAATATATGAGTGAAAATAGAGTTGAGGTAAATTCTGATAACACAAATGTTTCTTTAGAAGAACAAGCAAAACAACAAGAAAATGTTATTGCTGAAGGAAACGAAAATAGAGTAGAACTAGATACAGACGCAAAGCCTACAGAAAGTAGACCTGAGTGGTTGCCTGAAAAGTTTAAATCAGCAGAAGATTTAGCTAAGGCATATTCTGAATTAGAGAAGAAACAATCAGCACCTACAGAAGAAGCACCTACTGAACAAGTAGCAGAAGGTAATGAACAAACTGATGGTATTGATAAATACTATGATGAATATTCTGAAACAGGTGAAATATCTGAAAAGTCTTATGGTGAACTTTCTAAAATGGGTTTATCAAAAGAATTAGTAGATGGTTACATTGCAGGTCAAAAAGCTATAGCAGACCAAGATGTAAAAGCTGTACATGATACTGTAGGTGGCCAAGAAAACTACGCTAAAGTATTAGAATGGTCAGCACAAAATTTAACTGATGCAGAAAAAGAAGCATTTAATTCTACATTAGATAATGGAACTTTAGAACAAGTAAAACTTGCAGTATCAGCTATTGCAGGTAGAGCAGGAGTATCAGCAACGGAACAACCACAAATGATTGAAGGTGATACAAACCCTTCTAACCCTGAAGTGTTTGAAAGTGTTGCACAAGTTACTGAAGCTATGAACAATCCTAAATATGAAAGCGACCCTGCTTATAGAAAACAAGTAGAAGAAAAATTAGCTAAGAGTTCAGTATTCTAATGCGTGATTACAGGTCGGAATATAAGAATTATCATTCTAAGCCTGAACAGAAAAAACGTAGAGCAAAAAGAAACTTAGCTAGAAGAATAATGAAGAAAAAATTAGGCTCTAGAATTAATGGTAAAGACATAGACCATAAAGATAGAAACCCTAATAACAATTCACGTTCTAATTTAAGAGTAACATCTAAATCTAAAAATAGGTCAAGAAATGCTTAACTTTATATTACCAGTATTGAAGAACCCATTAACTAGAATGATTGGTCAAAAAGTTATTGGTGGTATTCAACATAAAATAGAAAAAGATAAAATTATAAAAGCAAGAGAAATTGAAGCTGTCAAAACAGTTTCAGTTGAACAAATTAGACAACAAGAACATTCAATAAAAGATGAACTTTTAACTATTCTGATTTGTTTAATTTTTGTTTTTACATTCGTTCCATACACACAACCTGCAATGATGACAGGCTTTGAAATATTAAAGTCAGCACCTACAGAGTTTTGGTGGGCAGTATTAATTGTATTTAGTGGAAGTTTTGGAATGTCTACACTTAAAAATATAAAAGGTAAAAAATAATGTCACTATATAGAAATATTAATAGAAGAAAAAAATTAGGTATTAGTAGAAGTAAAAAGAAGTCTACTATAACACCTAAAGCCTATGCCAATATGAAAGCAGGCTTTCCAAAGAAAAAGAAAAAATCATAAGGAGATATAACTATGCCAAGTCATTACGGTAAGAAAAAAGGCGATTTAAATAAAGATGGTAAAATGTCTAAGTATGAAACAAGACGAGACAGAGCCATTAAAAACGCCATAATGAAAAAGAAAAGAAATAGTCTTAAAGTTAAAGTCTAGTGGCCAAGAAGAAGAATAATCTTCTTTCTAAAGAGCTATTTGAAACTAGAAGTAAGTATCGAAAAACTTCGATTGGTAGGAGACCAAGCCTACAAAAAATGAATAAGTCGAAACGTAAAAACTTTAAAAAATATGTCAAGCAAGGAAGGTAAGCCTTTAAATAAAATTATTAGAGATAATACAGGAAGTAAAAAGTTTAAAGTTTACGTAAAAAATAAAAGTACAGGAAATATCAAGACAATCAGATTTGGTGACCCTAATATGAAAATTAAAAGAGGGTCAGAAAGTAATAGAGCTAGTTTTATGGCTAGACATGGTGCGACCCTTAAAAAAGTAAAAGGTCAAAAAAATCTGTCCCCAGTATATTGGGCAATGAGGTCTTGGAAACTTGGTACAAAAATCTAAAAAGAAATGTAAGTGCAAAACGTGTAAATGCAAAACAAAGAAACGAAAGAAAAAATTAACTAATGAAGAATTTTGGAAAATAATGGGTTCAAGATTTAAATAGTACCATCTCTCATCAGAGAGGTGCTAACACAAATTCAGAAAAGATTGCCAGTT